TGGATGGCGTCTCCTTGCGAGTCTCGAGCACCGGCGGACCAACTGGCCCGCCAGCGGTCGCACTTGGGAGGGACATGCGATAACCCTGGTATGTGAATGCCGGCAGGTCCGCGAAGTGGATCACGAATGGGGCCCCAGACTTGTCGGTGACTTCGAATGGAATCCCGTTATCGTCCCTCAGGTGGAGAGATGCGGACTGCCCGTCATTGCCCGTCACGAAGAATCCGCGCTGAGTGACTATGTCGCGAAGCGCCTGATACTGCTCCATTGGGTCATGCTGCAGCGCCACGAGTCCAGGGAAGTGCGACTGGTCGACCTCTCGAGGATCGACATACTTCAGGGCTACACCCAGGCGACGGCCAATGTCTGCGACCTCCTCATTGGTCCGCTTCTTCCCACCTGGCAGTTCCTTGGAGATCGCGAATGGCTGGCCATTGACGGAGGCGAATCCGAGGGTCTCGCCAATCAGCTTATCCACGGCGGTCTTATTTGCGTCATGAAGAGTGCGCCCATTCAGCGACAGGGCATGGGTATAGGCGAGTATCCCCTTTCGGAAACCTTCCACCTCATGGGCGCGCTCAAAGTCGTCCCCAATCATCGACTTCTGGAACTGATTCCACGTGGGATTCTTCTCCAATTCCGCGTAAATCTTCTTACGGCCCTCGTCATCGAGCGATGCCATGTCCTTGACGTTCGCGAGAGCGCCAACATACGTGTCTAGCCACCAGGCATCCCGGTTCTGGAAGGCGAGCTGATACTCCTGTCGAATCCCCTTCCCATCAGGCTGATTCACGAGGTCGTTGAAGGCGATATACTGGTGCCCCTGGTCCGGATACTTGGCGAGGATCCCACGAATCGTATTGACCACTTCCGCTGGGGCGGCGCGATTTATCTGTGCGGCCAGGCTGGCGGACTCCTGCGCGGACATCAGGTGGCGATCATGGGAGGCAAGTCCCATGTAGAAGTCCCGCTCGTTGTCGGGAGTCCCAGGCGGCGGTGGTCCCTGAAACTGGAGAATCGCCTGTGCTCGCTGAGACATCAGCGCCGGTCGGTCCGCATCAGACGCGGTGGCGATCCGCGCCTCAATGTCGCGAACCTGGGGATTGTTCTGCGAGATCCACCCCACGCGATCCTTCTGCATGAGCTGGAGGTTCTGGCGAATCTTGGGGCCAATTATCTGGAGGGCATCCTTCTCCGCATCTGTCTTCGCATCGCCTGCGAACTTATTGAGCGCGGAAATCTGCGCCTGAGCATTCTTGTCAGATACTGAGGCCACCAGGGAATTCGCCTGATTGTAGGTGTCGATGATCTTGTCATCGTGCATCTTCTGGACTGTGGCGTGCTCCTTGTCGTAGTAGAGCTCGTATACCTTCTGTGGGAGCTTCTCGGTCGTCTTCCCAAAGAAGACTGACGCGAGGTGGTCCTCACGATCCTGGGCAAACTGCGCCTGCTCCACGATGTTCTTCGTTCGCTGGGACTGCTCAATCATGCCCAACAGGGATTTGCGGGTCTCTTCGTCGACTACGTTCGAATCGCTCAATACCCGCTTCGCATCATCTGGGTGTGACGCCATGGTCCCAATGACGAACTGCTTGACCAGGTGCTCCTCGAGCTTAGCCGCGGTCTCGGGCGCCACCTTCCCAAACTGTGCCTCGATCCCATCATGGATCATTCGGAAGTTGTCCTCAAGGTCAGTTAGGGCTGAGTTATTGGGCACACTCTGTTGATCCCTAAATGATTTGAGGGCATTCTGGATTGATAAGTCAATTGATTGTATTGACCCACTCAGCCTGGACCTTTCCGTAACTCCTAGGGCACTCGCGTATTGTCGCGACACCCAGTCCCCCATGTGCATGTGGAAGTAGTCCGCCGCCTCTGGGCTTGGGGCGACCTTATCATAGGCCCTGAGGTAGTCTGCTGAATACGACTTAAAGTTGTTGGAATACTCCTCCGAGGAGTTGTTCTCAGGCTTCGACATCCACTCACTGAGGTGCATGCGCGCCTGGGTGATGCTCTCCATTGCCCATCGATTATCGGACTGAAGCTTCTTGCGGTTCTGGATCTGGTATTCCACCTCGCTGAGGTTGCCGAGCCCCTGGGAGAGCACGTTCAATCCCCCGCCAATCGCGTCAAAGCTTGGGCCAGCATCATCGGGAGTGGCGTGTGGGCCAGTTCCCCCGGTATAGATGTTCCGCTCACTCAGGATTGTTGGTGCTCCAGGCATTAGAACCTCGGATTCTGTCGATTGGTTGATTGCGCGTATTGATTCGCCACCCGTCCGACCCCGCCAAGGATCGAACCTGCCGCGCCATAATAGCCGGTATTCAGGGCATTGTCGGCCTGAAGATTCTGCAGCATCGCGCCTGACGTGGCCGCATCTGAGCGAATCCTGCCAGTGTAGAGGGCGGCGAGGGCGTCAAGTTCCCCATTGACCGCAGAATCAGTCATCACGTCTGATGCCGAGCCACTCAGGTCAATTCCGGACTTTGAGTAGAACGCCGCCTGTGAACCAGCGAGGGCGCGATTACGTCGCCGAATCTGGTTGGCCTCGTAGGCGGCCTGTTCCTGGGCAGCGATCGCATCATTGCGAGAAACGGCCTCATTGAACTTTGCCACGGCCTTCTGGTTCTCCCCCTGCTGAACGGCACTATATGCGGATACTGCCGCGCCAGCAATGGCCGAGGCATATGACGCATAAGTGATGATCGTGGCAATGGCGCCAGCATCAGCTCCAAACTGGCAGCACACGAGGGGCGAAATCTTGTCGTTTATCCTGGTCATTTCGTCACCGTAACATCGGGCATTATCGAGATCACGTGTAAGTTGTATGGGCGCGTCTGGATGATGATGAACTGCCCATCCGTCGTCCAGCTCTTTTCGAGCGCGCACCTGACGTCCCCGGAGAAGAGGGCTGTTGACGCGGCCTCATTCCCAATGGGATCCTGAACTCCGCGCATCTTCTGCTCAATGAGGTTATTGACATCCGCGCCAATCCTGAAGTCGCGCGTATCCCTGACGCGAACAACAACCTCGTGGACGCGCTTAATCTTGCCCTGGGATGTCCCGCCAGGCTGTGGGGCCTCTGGTCGCAGGGTCTGCATCGTGGCATCAGCCTGGTAGCCGACACGAACATACGTTGCGGCCGTGGACAGGGTTATCTGGCCGGACCCGTTCACCACTTTCGAACCAACGTCAATACCGTCGGCGAGGACGCGAACCGTCTCACCGATCAGGTGTGTGAGTCCCGAGATGGTCGTGGCACTCGCCCCACTGTAGATGAGCGCGCAATCCGTGAAGGGCTGCCCGCTAATATCCGTTGAGGACGTGGGCTTGAACAGGTCCTCCAGGCGCTCGAGGTAGTAGACCGTCGCGCTATTGATGACGCGCTTAACGATGAAGTAGAGTCGATCCTGATCCCCAGTTGGGGAGGTGATGACGCACATGTCCTCGATTATTGCGGCAGTTGCCCCAGCTCCGAGGTAGTGCTTCGTCCATGCGTAGACCTCCTGGTCCGGCTCATACGTCAGGCACGCGAGCTTGCCATCCTCCCGTAGGACCCACATCAGCTGATTGGGCTCCTGCTGAAAGGCGATCTGCAGCCCAGTTGTCGCGTCACTGTTCGTGATAATGTGGTCCGAGAGGATGTTCAGGTCCTTCGTGACGAAGGCGTCCAGCTCGAAGTTATACTGCATGTGGCGTAACTTGCGGCCAGCCCTGTCGAGGAACATCACCGCCCCATTGACCCGCTTACCAGTGGTTCTTGAGGTGGCGCCGATGGTGGACTGTGGCGTCACTGAAATATTTGACGGGGTGAGGGGTGCCGCGATGCTGGAGGCTGCCTTAACCTGAAATTCCCCTCCACTGGTGCCAACGATCAGAACTGGGCCGGACTCAAGCCATCGAACCTCATTCACCTGGCGAGAGACCAGGGTATATGAGATCGCATTCTCATCAGTTACCTGCGAGTCAAGCTCTGTCGGGGAGAAGTTCCCGTAATCATTGGGGCGACTCATCCACAGGGTCTGAGGCTCGGTGTAGGTCCGGGCAAACGTCAATCGCTGCTCATGGAATACGCAAACTGATGGCCAGCCAACGCCCCAGAAGTCGAAGTCCGGACTGTCGAAGTAGACGCCACTCCAGGCGCCAAGCTTCCATGATGTTGGGACGCCATCCTGTGCCACCTGAATCCTGCCATCATTGAAGTCCTGTGGAAGGTTCTGGTAGAGGATGACTGAGTAGGAGTCGCCATTGCTGCCCAGGGCATTTGATAGCTTGCCCCAGCAGGTGAATGAGCTGAACTCAAAGCGAACATGCCGATCCGCCTGCCCATACGTCCAACCAGTTACGGACCCAGTAAGGGGAGACGCTATCTTGAAATAGTCCTTGCCCGCGCCATCAGTGCCGCCAGACCGAACAGTTATCCAGCAACTTCGCACCTCATCGTATAGCTCCACCAAATCAGTGGGATACGTATACGCCTTCATCGTCTGGACGGTCGCGGCCACCTGCGTGGGGCTGGTGAATGCCGTGATGAGTGCCCAGGTTCCCTCGTTGACGCCATTATTGTCGCGGCAATACTTGCCCTTGTCCTTGCGAGAGAAGACCCCCTCGGATGCCGTCAAATTGCCGCCGCCAGATACCACCGTCGAACCCGGCTTAATGAAGTGGAATGGTGACGGATCATCGAAAATATCTGGCGTCGAGTGACTCCTGCGAAACCAATAATTGATGCGGGTGCTGCCGTCAACGTCAGTTATGATGTTATCGATCACGGTCACATTCACGTGCGTGGCATCGATGACTGACGTGATTTTCGCAAGCTTCCACACTGAGTCCTGCTTATACTCAATGAACTTATTGACGTCTGCGGGACTAGCAAATGTGAGCGTCCCACTCAGGACGCGAAGTTTTGCCGTATGGGCGTAATTGGTGATATAGACCGGCACCTGCTCATCTCGACTCAGGTATGGGCCATCCTCGAAGGTGTATCGCGTGACCGCAAACACCTCAGATGAATCTCGCGTCACCACGTATGGCGGATACAGGGGATGGGTGATCCAGAGGGTATCCGCAGATTGACAGAACTTCAGGTCCTTGACGTGACTCCCATAATATGGGGAGGTATATTCGGTGGGCGTCCCACCGCCCTGGAGTGCGTCATTCTTCCATACGCGCATCTTCAGGTTCGTGAACTCAAGGATGTAGTTCTGCGTGGTATTGAACTGGAACGGAATTATCTTGCGATACCCGCTTGAATTTCGCACCGTCCCCACGTAGCGCGTGCCGGGGCGTCGGAAGAACCCGCCCTGGGGCTTCACGATAAGGTTCTCAAGCACCGCTGCCCCATTCGCATACTTGGAGAGGTCCACGCGCCCATAGAGCGAGGGCGAGACCTCTCCAGACGTGAAATTGGTTTGGTTGAGTGAGAGCTTGCTCATGAGGTCATCGGATCACGAACAAATCCAAGATTGCCACCGAGGTGGGCATCCACGAAATCCTCGGCCTGAAGCATTCGGGCGGGATTCTCCGTCGCGTCAACGTGCCTGGCCTTGGCGAGCGCGACCTTGAACTCATTCAGGAGGTTCTCGCGCATCTGGTCAGACTGCGTGAATACCTGGGAAAGATCCCAGGCGAGATAGAGCGCGAAGCATGTGGCGAACATCGTGTCGAAGAGCGTATCATCTGAGCAGTCGTAGATGTATCTGTAATCGATCGACTCCTGGTCAGTGAGGATGTATCGCCCCTCGAGCTCATACTCCACGTCCTCGCCATCAAACCCGACCTCAACTACTCGCAGGCAGTCGGTCTCTAGTAAGATTCGATACGTCCACTGGAAGGCCGGGGAGAATGTGGCAACACCATCGCTCGTGGACACGTTGGTGAAGGTGGAGTCGTCGAGGTCGAAGTGGTCGGCGTCAATTTTCGTGACGCGCCAGGTCCCATTCGCCTCAGTCGTGGTCTCGGCATCCTTGATGGTGACGCGGTCGCCAGTCGAGAATGTGTGCGCCGTGATGTTAACGCGGATCTCACCAGACCCACTGTCGGCCATCCCCTGGATGCTGCCCCACGTAACGGTGGAATACTTGCGCTTCATCGCAAAATTCCACGGGTGCATCCTCAGGACCGCCTTACGCGCCTTGGCGATCCGCTCATTGCAAAACTTGGCCTCACGAGAAGTATCCGTGAGGGCGGTAATGAGTTGACCGCCCAGGTGGACCAGGGCGGCATTCGCGATCGTGACTGATTCAGCCATACGACACTGTTCCGTAGGAGGGCCCGAAAACCCGGGGAAAACCGGGCCCTCCCGACAGGAAGTTCACTACGTGATAGCGGTAACCGCAGTTTCCACAGCTCCCGTGTTGAGCCCCAGCTCACACGCGCGAACATAGAAGCAGATCCCCTGCAGTTGAGCCTCCGAGAGGAGGGCAACCTGGCGAATCGTGTCCTTGCCAGCGATGAGCTGGTTCAATTGCGTCTGCGACTGGGTTCCGGCACCCACCTCAGCGACCCGCATTCCGGGATCAACCCTCTGCAACGTGACCAAGTATTTCGGCATAAGCTAATTCGCCCCGAATAGGGTCGGGGCCAGCCCATGTGCGTTATCGTTTAGTCGACCACATACAGGATGTGGCCAGTCACCACCTCAGTGGAGACCGTGCCAGTTCCCGTGGTCAGGGTGATGTAGACCTCCTTCGCGGTCTCATACAGATACCCGAGGGCCTGCGTGAGGGCGAAAGAAACCTGCGTCGTTCCCTGAGCCGCGGCCGCCTTGAAGGCGGCAGTAGCATCCGCGACAGCAGTGCCAGTCGTGACAGCAGTGCCATCCGTCTTGAAGCCAGGGCCAGAGGCCAGGGCATCATCGTAATAGCCAGTGCCATCAGCGCCAGCAATGCCAACCGCGAGGGTGGCCGAGTTCGCAAGCGTCGCGCTAGCCGCGAGAACGCCAGAGATGATGCGGGCTCCCTTGGGGAGTTTCGCAACAGCCACGGTCGTGCCCGAAGCCTCCGACGCGCACGTCCACTTGAAATTCGCGCAGCGAACTCGACCTTCCATGCGGTTGGTCTTCAGTGGGGCGTAAAGCGGCGGCAGGGACGCTTCCAGATCATCAGCGTAAACAGTTACAGCCATAATCGTTTCGTATTGTTCCGGCCAAGCTTAGGCCGTTTCGTCGCACTTAATGCGCAGGACCTTCTCCTCCCACATGCGAGTCGAGCCAAACGATGCGCAGGCATACACCTGGACCGAATTGCGCTTGTCGCGGCGGGGGCCAACATCAACGTTGATCTCCTGGGCACTCGCGAAGAGCAAGCCCTGAGATTCAAACGCGATACACTCACGGATATTCGAGGACACCGTCAACCGATTGGTGCGGATGAACTCGAAGCCCATGAACGTATTGATTTCGCCGTTCACCAGCGCCTTCACCGTCGCGAAATCCGCGCTGGTGACCTCAGTCGTTCGCAGGAGCGACTGAATTTGGCTGGGATCGACGACAACATAGAGGCGGGCGCCATCCTCAGGGTTCGCGGCCTCCTTCTTGTCAAGGAGGTAGCGAGCGCGGCGGAGCTTTCCAATCGTGAGATTGGAATTGGCCGCCGTGCCGGACTCCACATAGTTCACCGCGATTTCACTCGCGGTTGGGAACGTCTGCGTGGTGGAGCCAGTTTTCCCGATGTAGGCCGTGCCGAACGCAGCCTCGATGATCACGTCATCAGCCTTGCGGCCGAGCGCCATGACGGCGTTCTGGACGTAGGCGGACGTCGGATCCGCGAGCATGCGGAGCTTGTCCTTGTTGTCGATCAGGTCCGCCCAATCAAAATCGCGGAGCGCAACGCGCCGGCGATCGTGTGGCGTGGAGATGAGCGGAGTATCCCCATGCCGCGTCTTGACTTCGACAGCGTCGACCGGGCCGATGCGATCATAGAAATCAAACTCAGCGTGCTGGGTCTCCTGGCGCACGAGGCGACGCAGGCGGGAACCCTTCTGCTGGAATTGGATCTCAATGTTCGACTTATACGCCTGGACCAGCGCTGTGTCGACTTGAAAACTCATAATTGTTTCGTGTCAGAACTGTCGGGTTCGGAGAGGTGTCCCGAGAGGGGCTCATTCCTGGCGAAACGCGCTCGCTTGAGCGGCCAGAAGATACTGGCGTCAGCTCGGGGCCAGAGTGCGCTGGGTATCCCAAGCAATTACGGGCCCATCTCTATCACGAGACGGGCCCGTATGTAAACAATCAATGTGCGGGATAATTACTTGCCCGCTGGGCGCCTGTCCAAGCCCTTCTCTTTCAGCATCTCTGCGATATCATCCACGTGCAGGCAATCGCACGTGGATGCGCCCGTGAGTGGATTCTGAACCGGAGCAATACTGCCATTGCACCAGTCATTCCCTGGCGTGGCGTCATAGAGCACGCCTGTTGCCAGCACTTTTCCCTGGTCATCACAGCTCAGCTGAATGACTCGGTCTCCATTCTTTGCTTCTCTTCCGTTTCTATAGTGCATGTTTCCTTTCGTTTCTTGCAGCCCCAACACAGGTCTGACTCCTCATGCCACTGCTTCCCATGTGCCACCCCACACTCAGGACACTTGGTCCCATAGAGTGAGCCCCAGAACGGCTGGTGTGGGCTCAGGGAAACAGCGGCAGCCTCATACCTGTTGTATGGGATCGCCACAAAATTAGTCCTGCTTCCCGGGATGGGCCTTGCTGAACAAGCTCATCCAGCGCTCAACCGCGGCCTTGTGGCCTGGGTCCTTCGGATCATTCAGGATCTTCTGGAAGCCAGCATCCATCTTCAGGGTCTCGATCTCACGTGTCGCGCGGGTCGAATCCATGATGTCAAGATCCCCACCGCCCTGGCCTCGCGCGCGATCATCAAGGATCGCCGAACCAATCGCGTGGAGGGATGCGATGAATTCCGGGTTATTCCCAAAGCCCGAATCCTCGATCTGCTTGAGTAGGCCCGAGCTCCCAAACTTCTTGAGGACGTTTCGCGCAACATCCAGGTTCGCGTCGAACTTGTCGCCCCACTTCTGCTTGAGGGCGTTGGTGCCCTCAGAAATGGCCGTCTCGCGAGCAACACGCTCAGCCTCATGCGCGGTCGAGAGTTCCTCGGCGTAGAGGCCCATAGCGGCCTCAAATTGGCGCCCGGTCAGTCCCGCCTTGTGGAAGGCCTCACGGGCCTTCTTGACCTTGGCCCCGTCCGCCTTCAGCCCCTCCGGGAGCTTCAGCTCAGGGAGCTTATAGCCATCCGGCGTCTCAGGGCGACCGACGGACTTATAGAACTCCTCCCAGTCAGTGTCCTTCCAGGACTGATCTGGGGCCGCGATACGCTTCTTCCCAATCAGGGACTCGGCGTTAATGTGCCCCTTCGCAAGTTCCTCGATGGACTTATACTTGATCAGGGATGGGCTTGACCGAATATCCTGTGGTAAGGTGTCAAGCCATGACCCTGTTCCACCGCCCCCTGGAGGGGGAGTTCCACCCCCGCCCGCGCCGCCAAGCAGCGATGGATCGGGGTCCAGCAATAGTTTAATCCTCATGCGTTAATGTTTCCTCTACTTGTTCGATTAGTTTTTTGTGCTCCGTCCCGACGAACCGCAGGATGGAAAGTGCCAGCAACCTCTTGCCCTCGTTCATGGCCGTCATGTGGGGATCGCCAGGGACGAAGGTGGTGCTGGTCACGTGTCCCACCTTCATTATGTGCGTCAGCACGCGCGCCCCATCGGGTGAATCAAAGATTCGTCGATAGGAGCCGTGCAGCAGCACGCGATCCTTAATGTCACGAAATCTACGCTTTACGTTATCGAGCATTCTACTTCTTCCTCTTCGCCATGTATTCTACCGCCTCAAACATCGAGGACAGGTCCCACTCCTCGATGTGGGCGAGGCACCCGTCCTCAGTCCTGAAGTGCGTCGCATCGCATGGCAAGTTGACGATGTCGGGCCCCCACGACTCCAGGCGGAGGTATCTACAACCCTCGGATGTGACCATCCGCCCAACCCAGCACTTCCGCCGCCTCACACACCTATTCCGCCCCCAGCCTCCTTGGCCTTCGCCAAATTCAGCACCGCCTTACTGGCTGGTTCCGCCGCCCCGGCAAGGGTGGCGAGCTGTTGTTGCTTCTGATTATTGGCGCGGGTGGTGGCTACCTCCTCAGGGGTCCTGATGATCCGCCGAGTAGTCCCTCGCGCGAGCGCGAGCTCAGTCACCGCCGCGTCAAAATTTACGCTGTCGGCCGCGTCAGGGCGAAGCTGCATGATCGGCGCGATGTCATTGAAGAATCGGCCAATGTTCACCGCCTTAGTCCCAGCCTGCGCCTTAGCCGCGGTGTGGACGTATGACACCTGCAGTTTCTTGTTCCGAAGAGACGCGGGCGCCGGTGGTATATAGCCCCGCTCATTGAGCAGGTTGTATGTCCGCCTGAGCGCGGGCTCAAGCAATTCGCCATGCAGCCGACTCAGCATCGGGGTGAGCATTCGAAGTTTCTCATCCCGTCGGTCCTGGACCTCGAACGCGGTCATCTCCTGGTTGTCCTTCTCCAGCTTCAGCCAGTCGACGTGAAACGCCTGTCGAATAGCATTCCGCTTCTGCTCCGCCTTCTCCTCGGCCCATGGGAGATTCGCCTTCGTCTCGAGGACTTGGATCTCCGGGGCCATGGGCTCCTTGAAGATGATCGCGCCGGGATGGGTCTTTATGGGGAGTAAGAACCCATCATCAGAAACAACCAGGGCTGGGTCGACAGCCTTCTGACCGGCGCGAAGGGTGGTGATCTCCATGCGATTCAACATCCGTATATCCGGCAAACACTTCATTGCCGGGGATCGACCATACCGTTCATTGGAGAGCTTAAACCAGCGTGGGACGTGGTATGGGAACTCATCATACCCGCCCTCAGAGAGCGTGCACTTCATCTCCGCGCACACGTAGACGGACGCGAACGCCTTATTGGAGGCGTTCACCTTCATCACGTCCCGGTCCTTTCGCGGAAATACCGCGTGGACGCAGCAGAATTCCTTATCGATATTCTCCTTCTTGGAGAAATCCTCGGGGGCATCTGGCCACTCCTCTCGGATCTGGCGACCCGTCCACTTGAACTGGCGAAAGAGCGTATCAACCATGGAGCGCGAATTCTCAGCGATCCAGCAATCGGCCACTGGGTATGCGCGGAACAGGATGCACGTGTCATAGTCCTTCTCCTGCATGATGATGCAGTGTCCGAACGCGCCCATGTCGAGATAGCCCTCGCAGAAGGCCCCATTGAAGTTGGCCCCGGCCTGCTTATACGCATCGTAGATGATGTCAGACACCCGCTCCAGCCACAGGAGGGCCTGCGGATCATCGCGAATCTCGTGCATCCTCTCGATCGTGAGCTCGAACCACCGCTCCGCGGGATTCGTGAGGTATGAGTGGCACCCTGCGGCCAGCTGTTCCAGGGACTCCACCGCAGTGCCGTCAAAGATGCCGTCGAATCGGCGATCCCCCTCCTGGGACTTATAGAGCGTGGTCGCATTGACGCGAACCAGCTTCTGGATGTCTTCCCACTGCGGCTCATACACGAGTCGCGCCGCCTTGAGCTGGTCCCATCGCTGCAGGACCGATTCCGCCGTCTTGTCTGAATTCGTCATGTTATTCCCCGAGTAAGGATTTGGGTTGTCCGAAAGTCCCGCTGGGCTTCGTCACTCCCAGTCCGCCAGTGAGGATCGTCGACTGGAAGCCACGTGCACGCTGCCGGCGGAGGTTCGCCTCACGCGACAGCATGTTCTGGCCCGCCTCCGTGGGGGCGGGTGGCTTCGGCGGTGCCTTGGGTTCCGGGATTCCTCCCCCGAAGCAGCACCGCGTGAACTGGTCGAATTTGTGATTTGTCGCTATCATACGTCATTCCCACTCTACGTAAAATCGAATCCGTCCGGTGCACCCGGACACTAGCCCTGTTCTTACCTGGTCGCTGCCACGCGATCCATGGTAGATGATAGGGCATGAGAAGCAGGAATTCTCGAAGTCCCACCTTACCGGCAGCGAGGTATACGAACCAGGCGCACCCAATCCTCTCACCAAGGACGATGAAGTCCTCGTGGACGAGCGCCCAGCCATTCTCCTGATAGTATGCAACGTCATCAGCAAGAGTCCGGCCGCAGCCATGCCGAGCATATAGCGACGCGACGTCAGGATGCCACGAGTATCGCTCATATGTATCGGTAGTCATCAACCGCCGTCTCCTGTGGCCGCTCCTTGCCCCTGCGACGCGAGTTGATCTTGCCGCCCATCGCGAAATACCTGAAGGCGTCCGCGGGATGGCTCGTCCAGTCATGTAGGGGATTCTTCGAATAGCACTTGTTCTTGTCGTCCCACTCCTTCCGATACTGCCTCAATGCCTCGATGCCCCTCTCGCACCGCTCATAGTCAAACCAGCAGATCGGGATAAGGTTCCGGACCGCCTCGATGCCGTCCATCACGTCATGCTGTGGGACCACCGTGAAGGGAATCCCGAGGGAGCGCGCGACCTCCAGGCGACTCTTCCCACTCGTCAACTCCCGCACCTTGATGTCGTGTGGCGCGTAGTGGCGCCCATACACGTATCCCCGCTCCTTCAGCGCCTGCGCATAGTGCGCCAATCCCTCGCCACTATTCTCGTAGTAGTCGATGATCCGCACCTCCATCCCATACTGTTGGACGAACCAGATGCTCGTGCTATCCCCCACGCCAAGATCCCACGCGGTGTCAACCGTCAGCAGCGGATCATACGGGACCTTCGTGATGCGTCCCTGATTCTCAGCAACCATCATCTGCGGGCCATAGTATGACCCGACGAGCGGTGCCTCGAACGAGCACTTGAACTCCTGCTGGACCATCTCCTCGGGCATGCCCGCCTTACGCTCCTCCTCGATGACCTCATCCGAGATGACCGGCGACCCATCCTCCCGCTTCGTGCACTCATCCCCCGATCCAGCAACCAGGACCTCGCAGAACCACCTGTCATTGCGCCTGGCCATCTCCAGCATCGTGTAGCCGTGGTTCTTACCACGAGCCGTGTAGATGAATACCGCCCAGCCGCCATTCTCCGCCAGGATCGGCCTGATGTAATCCCACGCGCCAGGGTCCTGCAGGGAATACTCGCTAAATACCACCCCTACCGGGTTCGTGCCAACCAGCGAATCGATATTATCCGTCCCAACAACCTGATAGATACTTCCGTTCTTGAGGGTGACCCGCATCTCCGTCGCATTCTCACCCGCCACCAGGGGCTTCGGAAAATGGTCGAGGAACTTCCTCCCGTCACGAGTAAATCCGTTCCAGACGATGTTGCGCCCCTGCTTATACGTGGGAAGCAGGTGCCAATAGGTTCCGATTCGTTCATACGCCTTGCACGCGATCAGGTTGATCGCGCAGAGGTCCTTGCCGGCGCGTCGGTGCCACACGCACACTGCCCTCTTCCCCTCCTCCGGCCCCTCCATGTATCGCCACAGTGCCCTCTGGTAGCTCCTCGGCCGCCAGTTGTGTGGGAGGGTGATCGCGCTCATGCGGCCTCCACGTCGATGACAGGGGCTCGAGTGATGTCCTGGACATCTCCGAACTTCACGATATTGACCGTGATCCCCACCTCCCCGCTGTGTTGCACCTCCACCGACTTGACCTTGGGCACCGTGTAGCTCGCCAATGAATCCAGCAGCTTGATTCGCTGGTCATTCGTGAGATTCCCCTCCTTCACCATCAGGATCATCTCCTCGATGGGGTGCAGGTCGTGCTTCTCGAGGAGTTTCTCAATCTGCCACTTCTTCTGGCCGGCAGTCATTGTCGTTGGCCGAGCGGGAACCACGTCCTTAATACCCATGCCTATGCGCGCGGGCGCGGGCGTGAGTGCGTTTCCCTGTATGGGAGGGACCTTCGTGAAGGACTTCCCGCCCAGGTCCCTCATGGCCTGGGCTATAGCCTTCGCGTCGGGTATTGTGCGTTCCGTATCCAAGAGCACCCACATAATGGGCCAAGGAACTCGCCCAAGTAAATCTCGGATATGCGGGATAATGTCTCGACTCGCCTCCCGGCCTATTACCCACTCATCGCAGCTTCCCGGATTGAGCCGCAGGTATAGTGGGCTCGTGTCAACTTCATGATGATGTCGTCAAAAGGGCCCCCCGGGCCCCTGTTCCACAAATCAGCGGATCTCGAAATGGGGTGCTCGCGTCATGACGAGTCGTGACCACGACCCATGCGTCAGGGATCTCGAGCCAATCATCGGCGAATCATCGATCCGATGCGCCAAGTGACACGATCTGATGCGCCAGGGACGTGAGAATCTGCGTCTTTCTCATGCCAAATCTTGCAACGACGCGCCAATCATTATGATCCGTGCATTACGATCCCCGCAATCCGATGTCACCGTATGTATCGGGCAGTATTACCAAAGTATTGATCGGGCAATATGATATTACTATATACAAAAGCACATATTTACGCAGTTGTTATGCTATGATTATTATGATATTGGACAATTTATACCAAATAAAATTCAAATGCAAAAATAATGGCCCCTATATCCAATAATCCAATATCCCTATATCAATTTCTTCCTATATAATGTATTATCAACCACTTACAACATATTGCCCGATCAATAACTCCCCAATACTGCCCGATACAATCGACTCACGGAACTCACGCCATCACAGTCGTGAGAGACAAATCGTCCCACTATCGTGCCCTCCACTGTCCACGCGCGCTCGTGAGTCTTGTTCCGTATCATACTGGTCCGTTCCGTCGGTGACTATTTCGCTACGAGGTCCATGCGCCAATCAGCGGATCATTTGATAGCTGCATGGCGGTCCGCTGCTTGTCACATCGTCCCTCTAGCGAAATTGCCCGCTAGGAGCGGTCACCATCACCGCCGTCACTCTAAAAAGGACCAGTATGATACGAACCAAGACTCAACCGACCACGCAGGCCCAGAGGAATGGCTTCAATCAATTCCTCAACACGCAACCGGCCTGTCGCATCAAGACAGAAGTCGAATATGACGCCTACTTCGACCAACACGACTTCGATAATCCCTACCCTCACCGCGTATCCTATCGCGCATCAGAGATCTCCTTCTGGCTCCCTGACTCCCAGAGATGGCACACGCCAGGCAATACCGATCAATTTATCGTTCACGCTGAATCATTGGAGCTCGCACGCGCCGAGTTCTGGAGCCGCCTCACTCGCTACTGCGTGCGTCGCTTCGGCCGCCCGATCTTCATCGAAAAACT